TCATGATATCACAAATCCCTGGTCTCTTTAATTTCACAACAACCTGCTTACCATTATGTAGAGTAGCTCTATGCACTTGTCCAATACTAGCTGATTTAAATGGAACTTCGTCAAACTCTTTGAACATGTCCGTATTTATCAGGTCCTTTACAAGATTATAATCAAATGGTGGTACATCGTCTTGAAGAGACTCTAATTCCTTTGTGAATTCAGGTGGATATAGGTCTCCTCTAGTGGAAGCTATTTGCCCCAATTTTACAAATGTGGGTCCTAAGTCTAATAGCTGATTTTTTGTCCATCTACCAAGTTCAGCTTTGTCATCTGTAAAGCGTTCTTTCCATATATACTTGGCAGCAAACTTCCAAGTCTTAACCCGTTGGTTCGGTGTCACTCTGATTGGAACTTGTTTCTGAGCTACACATAGCATCCTATGTTATACCAGGTTTTTTATTTCTTAAGTAAAATCGACCGCAATAAAAGATATTTTATAATATCAGAATGAAGATTCATATCATAGGTGCAGGACCTACGGGTATGTCTGTCGCATGGGAACTGAAAAAATATACAGACCATGAAGTGTTCGTGTATGATAAAAAACTTTCAGCTGGAGGTTCATGGTGGGAACCATCGCTAGAAAGTAGAGATATACACGCTCACCGTATAGTTTTTGATAAAGCATTTATCAATACACGGAGTCTCTTTAAAGAGATGGGAATAGTTTGGGATGATATTTTTGTAAAAGCTGATACCGAAAATGCTGACATTATTAAAAAACATTTGTCGTCCAAAGATTACGCACTGATAACCAGCCTAGCTGTTAAAGTACTTGTTATGCCGTGGAAATATAAGAAATTATCTGTAAAAGATGCCGTAGGAGAGTTATCAGATGGTGGTAAAAAACTCGTACAGGCAACCACTTTAATAATTGATGGGGTACCTTGGGACGTTATGACGGCTTATGAGTTTGTAAAAAGTTTCGATCATACAGGTTTATCTTCCGCTTACAAATCGAAGGGATCCTTCAAAATTATGAATGATGCGATGCAACAAGCACTCGTGGACAAGGGTGTTCAATTTGAATTTGGTGCAGAACTTCAAGACGTTACATACTTAGATAATGGATTTGCCGCACAATTTAAGAGTGGTATGGTTGTGAAGGAAGGTCTACTCATTCTTTGTGTTGATAATAGCCCAGCTATCAGCCTCATGAAAGACAATTGGGGTGAAGATGCTATAGAAAAGATTGGACCAAGTACTTATGGTGCCATAACAATTATGCTAGAGTATGAAGAAGATATGGATATTCCTAGCGATCTTCAATATGTAATTGAAACAGAATTACATCTTCAACCAGTTGTCTTACCAGATAAACGAACCATCGCTTGTGTGATATGTGACCTAACCGATGAAGTTGTTCATATGGACGAAGAAAAATTAATCGAAAAAGTTATTGAACAACTCGGTCTTGTACAACCAAAAGAAATACGAATTGCTTGGGGGTCTACATGGGATGGGACAAAATGGAAGTTTGAACAGTCTTCCGGTGTATTAAACCCAAACGGCCAACTTCCTTTCTTTGGGAAATCTAAAAAAGTGGCTATGTGTGGTATGATGTCTCCAAGGAACACACCCTATTCAAGTATAGAGGCTGCAGTTGAAGTTGGTCGAGCATTCTGTAACAAACAATTCGGAACACGTCGCCCATATGAACCTTTCATGATTACACATATCATTATGCTACTTATAGTTTTACTGATCATACTTGTGTATAGGAGAAAACAATGAAGTTCGTAGGAAAAGTTCATGAACCAATGTACGAATTCAATGACAAAAAGTATATTCGTCTTATAATTCCCGCTAAAATGTCCGAAATTATAGATCGAATGCACATAGGTAAGTGGTATTTACTCACAAATAAACACATCGATAACCCCCTTGAGGGTAACATTCTCACCGTGAAGGTGCCATTTCGCTATAGGAGAGTGATGTGTGAAGTCAGAGGACGTCCAGTACAATCTCTTATATCGGGAGATGAAGTCGATATTAATGTAGATTTCAAGGGTGTTTGGAATGTAGGAAATTACTCGGGCTTCTCTTGGATACTCTCAAGCTGTTCAGCTTCCTCCCCCTGATTTTCAGGTAATTGAATATCATTCAGTCCCGCTTTCTTAAAACCTTCAAAGGTAGAAAGTACACCTTGAAGCCTGAAAACTTCCTGTGTAAGCTCCTCTATATTCACACGAATCTTCTTAATATTCTCAACAACATTGATCGAAGGCATTATAATCAGTTAAAGTTTTTCCCCTTTAACTGATTAAGAATGACAACTCTTACAAGGTCTGGTCTCATAATAGATAATCCAACACCCGAAATTAAAAAGGAACTTACGGTAAGAGCGGTCGTCAATAATGAATATGGATTTCCCCCACCGCCTTTTAAAGTGTATAGATCAGCTAAGAACGGGATTTGTGTCCCAAGATACTATGGAACTTATGTACCACAAACAGACAAAAGACCAAACCCCGTCAAAACCTCAATTAGTTTTAAAGGGAAACTTAGAGACGAGACCAAACAAAATGATGCATTTAACGCCGCAATTCAAGCAGGTCATGGCGTCTTGTCTTTACCATGTGGCTATGGTAAAACAACCGTATCCTTGGCCATAGCTTGTAAGCTTGGATATAGAACTATGATCATCGTACACAAACAGTTTCTAGCAGATCAGTGGAGAGAAAGAATCAAACAGTTTTGCCCAGGTGCCACAATAGGTACAATCCAACAAGAAAAGAAAGAAGTTGATTGTGATTTTGTTATTGCTATGCTCCAGTCTCTTTCATTGAAGGAATATTCTTTTAATGATTTCGATACCATAGGTACTGTTATCGTAGATGAAGCTCATCATATATGTGCAAAGGTATTCAGTCAAAGTCTTTTCAAGATGTGTCCAAAACATATATTTGGATTATCGGCAACACCACACCGTAAAGATGGTCTTAGTAAGGTTTTACATTGGTTCATGGGTCCTATATTTTTTGCAGTAGAAAGAGAAAATCAAGGTCAGGTTGAAGTATTTTCAATCCAATATGAATGCCCAATGTTTAAGAATCCTCCACCATGTACACGGAATGGTCAACTTTCGTTGGTGAATATGATTACCGAACTTGTAGAGCATCGTGGTAGAAATAGAATGTTAGTTGGTCTTGTAAAGAAAGCATCTAGTGGATCGAGACAATTACTAGTACTCAGTGACAGACGACAACATTGTGAATTTCTTCATCAATGTTTTCCTAAAAGTTCTGGACTTTACATGGGAGGAATGAAAGAAGCTGATTTAGAGGCATCTTCAAAAAAGAAAATTATATTTGCCACATTCAGTCAAGCACATGAAGGTTTAGATATCCCTACGTTAGACACTGTTATTCTTGCAACACCAAAATCTGATATTCAACAATCTATAGGACGTGTCATGAGAGAGACACCGGGAAAGCAAAACAATCCACATATCTATGATATTGTAGATCAGTGGTCTATACTGTTTGCTATGTATAAAAAACGTTTACGAGTATATAAACAAGGTGGTTTCAATATAGATGCCGTTCAGGGAAAAGAAGAAGACGAAAACCTCTTTCAGGGAAAGTGTTTGTTTTTATAATCTGAATAAGTAATAGATATGTCTGGTGCATTGATACAACTGGTCGCCAAAGGGGCCCAAGATGTTTTTTACATGAGTGGTGAAGGAATGTCTCTGTTTACTTCTAAATATACGAGACACACAAACTTTGCACAAGCTCCAAAACTCATAAAAGAATTTTCATTAGCCGAAGATTCTTGTGTCATTCCAACAAGTGGCGATCTTCTAACTGGATTATGGTTCGAGGGTACCAACTTGATTGAAGGATTTCAAGATTCTATCATAGATCTTTATATAGGAGGTCAAAAAGTAGATTCACAACCATTCGATTTTATAAGTGATATTTATCAAAATTATCTCGCTGATACGTACACAAAATCTCAGGAGATTAACAATAAATGTTCCGTGAGTAACACGAATTTTATTCCTCTAACATTCTTTTTCAATAGTAAAAGCTCATATATCCCAATGGTAGCTTTGCAATATCACCAGGTAGAGATTCGTGTCAAATTTAAAAGGAATACGAACACACCATTTACAGCAAAATTATACGGTAATTATGTATATTTGGATGCACCAGAAAGGAAGAGATTTACATCCGGTAAACATGATTTCATTGTCACACAAACACAAACTATAAAAGAAAAGATGGTGACGGGCTACAATGACTATGATTTATCATCATTTAATCACCCGGTTAAGTCTTTATTTTTTGGTGTACCAACAAAATCCAGTAACGTCATAGAAGATCGTTTTACATTTGATACAGCCGATATACTTCTCAATGGTACACATTTACTAGAGGGTATGTCACCAACATATTTCCACTCAGTACAAAATTATTATAAATCAGAATACGGAGTTTCCGGTTTTAACGAAGTTTATAACACACCATTTTATACAAGATATTATGCATATCACTTTTGTACAAACGCATCCGACTATAAATCTACAGGAACATGCAATTTCAGCAGGCTTGACAATGCCAACCTTCAATTGAGAGATATAAAACTCGGTACACTAAGAACCGGGGAGGATATACGGATTTATGCAGTAAATTTCAACGTGTTGCGTGTCCAGGACGGAATGGCCGGAATTTTATTCGGAAACTAAAGTAGTAAACCATGGTTGGTAAAACGCCTCAAGTTCGAGAAATTGTCTTTAACATTCTCGACGACAATGGCGAACGTACCGTAGTTGCAAAGGGTGCCACATCAGTAGACGTCGGTGACACGAATCAACTTTTTACAAGGACTTCTAATCTTGAAGTTCTCAGTTCCAATAATTTTTCGAATATAAGTAATGCACAAAGTAATATCCTAAGTATCGAAGCATTCATGAGTCAGTTTACTGGTGACGTATATTCACCCCTCTTAACACAGTTACAGTCTCATCACACTGATAACGTTACCCGCATTGATACATTATTTACTGACCTAGCAGCAAACGCTGTTAATGTAGATGGAACATTTTCAAATGTAATTGTTCTCCAAGATGATCTATCTGCCAATGTTACTCGTATTGATACATTATTTACTGACCTAGCAGCAAACGCTGTTAATGTAGATGGAACATTTTCAAATGTTTCAATTTTACAAGCGAAGCAAACAACCGATTTTGCTAACATATCATCTCTCCAAACAGATATTGAATCTGTCACAAACTTCGGTAGTATTGTTACTTTACAATCTAATGTGTTTGATTTGAAGAATCGTGTAGCTTCTTCTACGGTACGAGTTGGTGAAGATGCCGGAGGTGGAAACTCCGATACGTCATCCCTGGCAATTGGAGCCCAATCAGGCAACTTTATGGGTACTCAATCTATAGCTATAGGTGCTTTAGCAAATTACAACGCCAACCTAACAGAGGCCACGGCCACCGCACGTTCTATTGTTATAAACGCAACGGGTCAACCATTATCCGCACCCAGAAGTGATACACTTGTTATTGGTTCTATAGAAGAGGATAATAGTAATATTATCTGTATGATGGGTGCTAATGTCCTTTCCAGTACCACAGGAGCCTGTGAAATAACTCGCACATCACTGTTGAAACTGATGGACTCGAATGTTCATATTTCAACAAATGTGAGTATTGCTAATGATACCATTTTATTCAGACCCAATGGTAATGGTTCATTTGGTGGTGATATAGATATTAACGCAACTCTAGAAGTGGGTGGTACATCATCGTTTGGAGGAGCTATGACACTCAATGACAATCTCGAGACCACGGGTACTTCTTCATTTGGTGGTAAAATGGAGGTCAATAACGACATTGACTGTAACGGAGAAAGTTTTATCATGAAGAATAATTCTGCAAATAAGATTATTCTTCGAGATGACGGTACAGGTTCATTTGTAGGTGGTGTTAAGATTAACGCAACTCTAGAAGTGGGTGGTACATCGTCGTTTGGAGGAGCTATGACACTCAATAACAATCTCGAAATCACTGGTACTTCTTCGTTTGGTGGTGATATGTCAATTAATAGTAATGTCATACAGACTGGAGAAAGTTTTATAATGAATGATGGTACAAATGACAAGATAAGTTTAACTCATAATGGCAACTCTTCGTTTTCTGGTACATTAGAGGCATCTGCTATCGACTGTACAGGTTCATCTGGTCATGTCGACATTTATCATGCAACTGACGCAAGTTTAAGAGTTGGTACTGGTCTTGGGGCTTTTAACGCTATTATTAATCAAGATGGTACGTCTTCATTTAATGGTGCGATGCAAATCAACAACACTCTTACAGTAGCTCAACGTGCTATTTTAAATAATGGTCTAAGTGTTTCGACTGCTGCTACTTCTTCATTCGCCGGCCCAATCGAGTTTAAGGATACCTCATCGTTCGGTGGAATTATGACGTTGAATAACGATGTTGAACAAAGAGGTGGAACCTTTTCTATGTTTGATGATGATAATACTAAAAAGGTCGAATTTACGCGTTCAGGAAGTGGGTCTTTCTTAGGTACATTAGAGGCATCTGCTATCAATTGTACAGGTTCATCTGGTCATGTCGACATTTATCATGCAACTGACGCAAGTTTAAGAGTTGGTACTGGTCTTGGGGCTTTTAACGCTTTTATCAATCAAAGTGGAAATGGTTCATTTGCTGGTACCATGGATATCGGGGGAACCTCGACGACAGGTGGTCCCATTCTTAGCGTCAATGGTAATACAACCTGGAACTATAATGATACCGAAAAATGTAAATTGACAGTTGGTGCCGGGGATGGCAATAGCGAAATGTTGATTAGAGGAGGTTTGAAGATAAATACTGGTGGAAATACAAATGCCAGTATAACTTCTGATGGACAGGGTGAGTTTGTGGGGATAACATGTCCAACTTTCATCGGAAATACAACTTTCGGTACCGGAGAAATTACAGCCGGTGATTTTATTATCACGTCGGATGAACGTCTAAAGAGTGATATTAACAAAATTCCCAAAGCTCTCGATAAAGTAAAAGAACTTTCAGGTTACACATATACAATTAACGAAAAAGAATCTGCGGGTGTTATTGCTCAAGAATTGTTAAAGGTCCTTCCAGAATCCGTCACTACCAAAGATGATGGTTACTACGCCGTATCATATCACGGTCTTATAGGTCTTCTCATCGAAGCCGTCAAAGAATTATCCGAAAAGGTTAAATAAACAAATCACTTTTCCCATCCTTATAGATAAGTATGGCAAAAAAGATTTAATTCTTGGTTACTAATTCTTCTGTTATAGTTTCTACATTTTTTATCCTATAAATATCAAATTCATCCGAAGGAAAGTTTGTGTATGCCCTTTTTAGAGCTATAGATTCGTTATGTGCTAATATAATCCGTTTAGATAATTTATAATCGTCAATTACTTTATTTTTATCTTCACCCTTTAAAACGATACGAAACATCATCTCTTTGGGACGATCCATTCTCTCGTGGAGTGGTGGTATATGTATATCTTCATTATTTGGTACTATCACAAACCCTAGACTTTTTCTTTTTGTATTCTTTGTGGCGATATAGTGCCAGAAAAATCCTTCTTCCGGGATATCAAATTCATTTATATTCCACCCCTTTTTGTCATATTTTGTGACTATTTTATCCGTGATATTATCATGGTATTTAAAAAAACTCTCATTATCTTTTTCAGCCCATGTGAGGTATACACGTTTCCCCGGGGTGTCAGAGTTTGTGTGCCAATAACACTCTGCATTTGGAGGATAATAAAATACACCACGGGGTCTAACCTCTTCGGCGTCGTAATGGGTTTTAAGTATACATGCTATACGATGAGTTTGTTCACCAAAAAAAGTCCGAGGGTATTGTACTCTGTTTGAAAAGTGTCTATTATCGCTCCTCTCGGGAAATATAAATCGTGTATAGTCCAAGACCCCTCCATCTAACATTGATCGTAACAATTCCAATTCTTTGTCTGGGTCTTCTGTCGTTTTTTTATTGGGATTGAAACCGTTAAACTTGTAATATTCGGGGCCTTCGTACCAATTTGCTTCGTCTAGTTCATCTAGTTCTTTTTTTAAAAGTTTCAACATATGTTAAATATAACTGATATTCTTTAATCACATTTGTCATACTCATCGTATGAGTATGGGAAATGGAAATTTTTCATTTACCTGTCTAAAGTGTCCATCAATGCAAGTGTTAACACACCAACAATGAAAAACATAACTACATAGTTGCACTCCGTATCTTCCGCTGTCATCGGTTTCTTCTGAGGGACCGCAACCCGTCTCTGGGCTGGAGGAGTGATGGGCTCCTCCTCAATTGGACAGTAGCCTATCATTTATATTATGTCTACAGATTAATTTCTGTCTTCTTCTTTCTCCTTTTTTTACTAGAGCTTCCTGCAA